GCAGGGGCTTCCCCCAAGGCTCACCATGTATGACTTACAAATGTGGCTAGCTAAATTACGGTATGGTGAAGAGGCTTATAAATATTTACCTTGTCCTGCAGGAGCGTATCCATGTTATATGGTAAATTGCCCGCCAGAGTACCCGACTAAGGTCGATTATGGTAATGGATGCTGTTCTTGTTCGTATGTCAAGGGCGCTACTTATATTAATGTTAAACCACTAGATGACAAACGAAAAGCGGGTGAGGCAGTAAAGATAAAAGATGTCTACAACCTTATCCAAAGTCAGACCGGTGGCACTTACCCACCAACATCGACTTCTCCACCACCAACATCTCCACCGACTAGCTGGCCATCAACATCTCCACCGACCAGCTGGCAACCGTATTTACCATCTTCTCCAGTTCAATACCAAACGTGGTGGCAAATGCCACCCTTTGGGCCTCCACCCATTTACGTAATGCCGCCGGTCTGGTCAGCTTATGGCACTCAGCCACAAGCACCGCCAACAACACCGCCGCCGAGCACAAGTGTGCCTGGTGATGCATGGGGTCGTTTTCCTGGTGATGCATTGGGTCTAATTCGACCTGTAATGCCACTACTTCATCGCCTTTATCTAAATAGAGGCAACTATGGCTTGTAGGTGTCAAGACAATAAACAAATAATGAATATCGGTGTATGCGACGTGTGTGCTTTGGTGAAAGGCGATCAATCTTTGAAGCCAGTTCACTTCTGCCACGTATGTAAAGCGTGGATTTGTGACATGTGCGAAACGGATTGGGTAGCACGTGCCAAAGCCGCGTTTCTAGCTCATGTGTTAGGTAAGGTGGTGAGCACAAATGCCCGTTAGCCAATATTTCAAGGGCAATGGAGAACAGGTGATGGCTAAACTGAAGGCGCGGTATGGTGCCGAAAGAGGCGAACGAATATTCTACGCCCTTGCTAACAAGATGGGCCTTGTACCACCTAAGAAGCGCAAAAACGCAGCTAAAAAAGTGAGGATTCGATAAATGCTAAAAACACACGCTAAGCTGGCTTTTGCGGTTCTCGTAGTCATTGCAGTACCGTTTTATGGGGTAACACAAGAAGCAAGTTTAGGCCAATATCTGCGAACGGCAACTGGCTCAATTTATGTGCAGTATGCTAGATATGCCGATAATGAAAGGACAAAGCCGGTAGAAACCAAGTGGGTGTTCTTCGGATCCGGCTGGGCCTATAAGTCGTCCGACAAATCGTCTGTCTGGGTTACTAATGCCCACGTTGTTGGAAATCCACCTAACCGCCCCGACAACAAGGGCAGGTGGTGGTTCCCAACTGGTAAGTACGGCGTGCGGTTGCAGGGACGGTACATTGTCGAGGCAACCCGTGTGCTGAAGGTAGACCCAACCGTCGATCTAGCTGCCCTAGAGGTGCCGGTACGAGTACCTACAGTGGCCTGCATTGAGGACAAACCTGTACTGGAAGAAGAGGCAGTCCTCAACGTGAGCTCCCCGTTGGGCATCCGTTATATCATTGTAAAGGGCTCTGTAATCCGGCGCGATGACGATAAAGAGTACGACGTAGATGAGATTGAGGATGCCGGCGGTGCAACTGAGGGGCAGTACATTGGTGGGCATCTATGGTTGGACATTCGTGTCACGCATGGCAGTAGTGGCTCTCCGGTAGTCCTGCTCCGTAACGGCTGCCTGGCTGGGGTTATCAGGGGTTACTGGGTGGCCGGGCAGTTTTCACAGATGGGAGAGCCGATGATATACGCTATCCCCAGTACGACTGTACTGAAGTTTTTGAAGTCTGTCGAAAATGCCGCAGACAACCCGTAAGATACATGTAAAAAGCAAAGTCAAGAAAAAGTCGAATCGCGGGCGTAAACCGTCCGTTCCTGTTACTGAGGAACAGGAGCTAAAGCAAAAGTATCTCGAAATACTGAAAAGGGTAGGTTACAGTTACCACGCAGCCAAAACTGTAGGTATTACGCCCAAGATTCTTCACAGGTGGCTTGAAGAAGACCCAGCCTTCGCGATGTCCTACCAGGAAATCGTTGAAGAGCTGGAAAAGCTGCGTCTGAATGACTTGGAGGCCGCCGCTTTCCAGCGGGCTTTAACTAGGTCCGACCAGCTTATGAAGTTCTTGCTGGCCTCACTTGACCCAAGATACCGTGACAGGATCGAACAGAAAGGCGGTATTACGATTTCGTTCAGTGACAACGTAGCGACTGAAGAGGAGTTCTAGTATAAACCACACAGGAGGGGATCATGGAGCAGAAGGAAGCAGCATTCGTCGAAGTGCGTTTGCAGGAGGACCTGTACAAGTCCTTGGAAGCTATTGCCGATGAGGTCGGTACAGACGTCAGTACCCTGATTGGCTCTTTGGTGTTCGACGGCCTCGCGTATAACATCCTGCGTAACCTGGTGGAGGAACACGGCCTTACCTTGGACGAAGTTGTCGTGCGATTTCTGAACAACGCCGTCGAGCCCGACGGTAAGGAAGTCGTTTCTGACGAAAACGGCGATGAAGATGGCGACGAAGAGGAAGTCGTTCTAGACATGGAATCTTCTAACGGCGAGGGTACTGAGGTATATGTTGAACTCGAAGAGTAACCCTCAATCTGAGAACACCCACCTCATTAGGGAGCTTGTAACAGAAATCGAACTACTTAGGGAAGAAATCAGGGCACTTACAAATACAATAACCTGGCTGCACGATGCGTTAGCCTATCGAAACGCCGCAGCGGCTAGGCAGCCAGTCCCTGAATCTCGACTATTTGAGGAGCTTTTCGCTGAGTAGTTTCAGTGTCCATTACAGCTTGGTCCGAGAAACAACTCCAGTTTATAACTACCAAAGCACGTTACGCCGCCTTCATAGGCGGTATGGGAAGTGGTAAAACATCCGCCCTATGTCGTAGGGTATTGGCTATAGCTACAAGCCGTGGTGGGCACGAAGGGCTCGTCGGTCGGTACACGTGGATGGAAGTGAATAGTATTCTGGTACCACAGTTTTTTGAGCTGTGCCCGCCGCAACTTATCAAAAAGTGGAAATCTTCCGAAGGTTACCTTGAGCTTTGGGCAGGCCCTAAGTTCGATCAAGTATCGGTTGTACGTTTCGCGAACCTTGAAAACCCCAGTAGGTACCGTGGGCGTAACCTAAGCTTTTTCGCAGTAAGCCAGGCTGACGACCCGTACATCAAGGAAGAGCACTGGGTTGAGCTCTGTGCAAGGCTGCGGCGCAAAACTGGACCATACGGGCCAATACCTCGGCAGTACGGGTTCATCGAGGGTAACTACAACGGCCACTCGTGGATTTGGAAGTACTTCACCAAGGAAGGGCAAATAGCGCACGGGCTAGTCAACCCAGATGGCTCTGATAAGTGGCCCGATTGTTCGCGGGAACCAGGTGTTTGTAAGAACCATTTCCATCCAAGCGATTACTTCTTGGTAGAGGCTTCGACTATAGAAAATATTGAAAACTTGCCTCCAGAATATATCCAGTCAATGGAGGCAATGCCCGAAGAGTGGAAGAAGCGTTATTACTACGGTTCGTGGGACGAAATCGGTGGCCTGGTTTATCCAGAGTTTAGTGAAGAAAAACACGTAACTGATAAGGTTTGGGATCCAGTCAGGCGCGTCTGGACGGATCATATCCCGAAATACTGGCTGCGATATCGGTCAATAGACCATGGTGTCCGGAACCCGACGGCGTGTTTGTTTGCTGCGACCAGCCCATCTGGTACAGTTTACATTTACGATGAATACTACGGCGAAGCTGGTACAGTACAGGATCATGCTAAGCGCATTTTAGAGAAGTCAGCCGGGCAGACGTTCGTATACACAGTCATAGATACGACGGCATTCAACAAAGAGGGCACAAGTGGTCTGTCAGCTGCCCACGTTTACACCCAGATGGGCATTCCAGTGATCAAATGCCCTCAGCGGAACTATGCGGCTGGTATACCGGTAGTCAAGAAGTACTTGACGGAAACAGACCCGGAGACTGGTAGACCTAGGCTTCAGATACTTCGAGGAAAGGCACCCAATCTGATCCGTGAGTTCAGAGAGTACATTTGGTTGGATATGCCACTTAGAAGAAATCGGGTGAAGAACCCGCCCGACAAGCCGAGGAAGTATAAGGATCACGCTTTGGATAGTCTGCGGTTCTTGTTAGTTTCATTCCCAGCACCGACTCCAATACCTGAATACGACATCGAAAAACGTGATGAGCCACCTTGGTTCTGATGTAGAGTTTGAGAAATACAAAGGGATTTTGCGGTTAGCTAAAGCAGTAATAGAACGTGCCTTGGCCGATGCGGCTGACGGGAATAAAGAAGCCGCGGATTTTATAGATTCGTATCACTTTGATCTTTGGTGCAATCTTGCCAATCTAAACGCAGAATACCTCAGAGAAAGATCGAAGCGGATTTTGGAGAAATCCGATGTCGAATCTTGAAGTAATATTCCCATTCACGATTTCCGTCGTTTTTGCAGCGGTAGTAGCAGTTTGGATGTACATCCGCACATTCAAGTTAGAAGAGGACTACACCAAACTGTACGAGGAAGTAAATAACTGCTGGACACAGATCGGCAAGCTGGACGACGAGCTGTCAAATATGAAGAAGATGGTGCAATCAATGCTGAACAAGACCAGCTCGGTACACCTTGATGACGAGATGGAAGCATTTATAGCGGCCAGACGGCAGCAGATGGCAGAAAATATCAAGAAGGCACTATCACAAGAATACGAGTTTTTCACAGAGTAGCCGATGGCGATAGTTGATCTAGATACAAGATTTAGCGAATCGCAGGAGGCTAGGTACCCCACTGAAATGCAGTGGCGGTTGAACCTAGCCTGGCTTATCGGTAGGCAGTACACGACCGTACAGCGAGGGTCATGGAGGCTGGAAGAGGTCCAGGCCCCACCTTGGCGGGTACGGTACGTCTCGAATCGTATACTGCCAACCTGGCGGATGTACCTCGGTAGGCTGTCTAAGAGTCGCCCATTGCCGGAGGTAATCCCTGCAACCGGCGAAGAAAAGGACATGTTGTCCGCCAAGGTTTCCGATAAGTTGCTGAAATACATTTGGACGAAGGAGAGGCTTGACAAGAGGAAGGCGGTGGAGCTATATAGCTGGATGCTTTCTTGCGGATCGGCGTTTTTGATTGTTTGGTGGGATCACGATGCTGGAGACCTGATAGAGCTGCCTGAAGCTGTTGAAAGTGAGGAGTTGCTTGCTAACCCAGAAAAGGCTATCCAGCGGATGGGAGACATTAGGGTAGACGTTGTCCCGCCATTTGAGATATACCCAGACCCACAGGCTCGTAACTGGGATGAAGTTAGGTACGTATTCCACGTGAAGGCGCTGCCCGTAGATGTATTGCGTGAGATGTTCCCAGAACACCGGGAAAAGATACAACCAGAAGGCGGGCTAGAGGCGACGTGGGGTTGGTACAACGATCCCCTGTTTACTGCTCCAAGCATTGTACAGCCATACATCCGTCCATTGAAGGATGCGGCTAGGCTGATTGAGTATTATGAACGTCCCAGTAAGAAGTTTCCGAAGGGTCGGCACGCCATAGCCGTAGGCATGAATAACTGGATCATTCGTGAGGATAAGCTACCATACGATCACCTTGAGATACCCATAATAAAGTTTGACTTTATTCCGGTGCCCAGCCGTTTTTGGGGGATGTCGCTGATTGAACAGCTAATCCCCATACAGAAGAACCTGAATCTAACCAAGAGCATGCTCATTGAGAACAAGATTGCCCTTACTAGACCGAAGGTTCTTATACCAACAACGGCTGGGATATCGCCCGACGCATTTACGACTGAAGCAGGTGAAAAGGTTTATTACAACCCCTTTGGTGGCCGACCTGAGCCGTGGGTACCGCCGCCGATTCCTGGTTACGTGCTGACCGAGCTACAGACGATCGAACAGGACTTCATGGAGGTATCATCCCTGCACTGGGTGAGCAGGGGAATGAACCCACCTGGTGTAAGGACGGCAGCCGGTATTGCAATATTGCAGGAAGCTGACGAAACACCACTAGGACCGATTCTGATTTGGAACGAACAGTCTTGGATAGATACGGCGCACCAAGTTATTGAACTTGCACGGCAGTTCTACACCGAGCCGCGAATCGTGCACATGCACCTTGGTGACAGGGTGGAAGCAGTTGAGTTCCACCGCGAGCGGCTAGAAGGTAGATTCAGGATTCTGATAGACATTGGAAGCTCTATACCTCTCAGCAAGGCGGCAAGGATACAGTTTGCATTCGAGCTACTGGACAGGGGAGCATTCAGGGGGCCTGACGGCAGAATCGACGAGTTTAGGTTGTTCAAGTTCCTGGAGATGGACTCTGCCATAGAGTCGTTCCAGGAAGACAACGTGGATATTCGGCACGCTAGGTTCGAGAACATGGAGATGCGTGATAGCCAGATCATGTTCGAGCCTGGTGAGCTGGACAACCACCCATTGCATATAGCTATTCACGCTAAGGCAGCTAAGGAAATAGCTTTAGAAGATCCAAACCACCCAGCACTGAAGCTGATACAGGCCCATATAAAGGCCCACGAAGAGCTGATGAAACGTATGGCGGTCAAGCAGGCCGCCGACCAGATGGACGTGCAGCGGCGTATCCAAGAGATTCAACAGGTGTTCGCCCAGGCGCAGGCCGCGGCCGCTGAAGGGCCAGGAGGACCCCCAGCGCCATCAGGGGAACAGCCGGCCCAGATGGCGGGGCCGCCAGCTCCTCCTCCTCCTGGCCCGCCTGGGCCTCCACCACCACCAATGGCTGGCGGGCCACAGCCCGGACCCGGTGGACCACCGCAAATACCACCAGAAGTACTGGCAGCGGCGGCTAGGTCGCTGGGGGTTGGTCCACAGTGATCGAAGATACTTTTACACTCGACAAAATCCTAAAAGACTTTTACATCCCGTCTGACGCAAGATCGGTAAAAGATCTGTTCACCACGTCTAAAAAGCCCCCACGACGTGGAGTGTTATCCACCATACCGCAAGATCAAGATGAAATTAGGGTTCGCAGGTTACTCGAAAGGGTCCGAAAGCTGAGAATAATGGCTAGACAAATAGCGGAGGTGGAATAAGTTGTCAACTACCCCGGACTGAAGTCCGGGGTTCCCAGCGCCGGACCTTCTATGGCCCGTAAGTGGATACAATCAGCCATAAAGCACCCAGGGGCGCTCCGCACCACCGCCAAGCGGATGGGCCTTATAAAGGGCGATGAGCCGCTAAGCCAGTCGGACCTACAGACACTGGCGGCCCACGCTAAGGAGACCCACAACACCACGTTGCTCCGTCGGGTCAGGCTGGCACAGACCCTGCGTAGGCTGCACGGCAGGCGATAAATGATCAAATAAGACGAAAATGGGAGGCTGCCATGGCTATGAAGCCCGAAGATCTTACTAGGGCTAGAGCTGGTTATGTCGAAATAAAAGGCGGGCCACTTTGTGGTAACTGCAAATACGCTGATAAGAAAGAAAAAGTTTGTATGAAGTTTTGTTTTGATATCAGCCTGCAGGATGGTAGTTGTGATTATTGGGAATCTGCTGTAAAGGGCGCACGTGATTGGAGGAAAGAGCTTGCCGAGAAGTCTGACGGTGCAGTCCAAGTTGAAAAGTTCCAGGCAATAATACCAAACCCTGGAGGGCCATTTGCAAAATACATCGAGACAGAGGGAGGTAACGAATAATGCCTCGACACCCTGTAACACTCCGCGGTAGTGCCGGTACCGCCGACATGGCGGGAGAAGAGGAAATGCTGGCTGAGCAGCAGCCATCTAAGGCGGTGGATTCCACCACCCAGATGGTCCAGGATCTTTCTGAGGCTATTGACGCATTGCTGGGTGTGTTGACGATGGTACAGGATGCTGGTGTGCTCCCGGACGACGCAGCGACAGCCCTTGACGACCTAGTTACCGCCGCCGAGAGGGCCAGTGCTGCCCTTGACGCTGCCCTGCGTGGCGGGTCCACGGAATCGCCCACGACGGGCGGCGAGGAGGAGCACAGACCAGCCAAGCCAGTTCTGAAGGTACCTGTGCGTGCTGGGGGCGGCGGTGCGGAACGCATAGTGGTCAGCCGTGCCCGCACACCAAACTACGGTTTAGAAGAGTAGGTAACAGCTAGGTGTAATACAAAACGGCCCCGACGTGCAGCTCGAACCCGTTATCGGGCAAAGGGCCAAGCGGGGGCTAAAAACAAGGAGGGAGCCATGAGTGAGGAGCTTTTCTCCTCCGGATACGGCGAACCCTCGGGCTCCGGTAGTGTCGAGGAACCCACTGGGTCAACCGGCTACGGGGACGAGGCGAGTGCTGGAACGTGGGAGGAGGAAGCCACTGGGGAGACCGGGGCGGAGGAGCCCGTCTACGAAATAGACGGGAAACAGTACACCGCCTCTGAACTGCGCGAACTGATCAAGGGAGGCATGCTTGAGCGGGACTACCGCATCAAGACTGCCGAACTTGCAGAGGAGCGCAGGCAGCTTGAACAGCTTCGCCAGGCCGCCGAAGCTTGGCAAGCCCTGCAGCAGTACCCTGAGCTCGTGGAAACGCTCAGGCAGAAGGTCATCGAAATCCTGCAGGGGGGTAACCAGGCTATGCAGGGCGCTGTGCAAGGTCAGCAGGGCGAAATTGATCCACTGTCCCAAGAACTTGCCCAGCTACGCTACCAGCTAGCCGCCCTGCAGGCAGATTACGCCTCTCGTGTACAGCAGTACAACCAGTATCTCTGGCAGCAGTACTATGCGCAGCGTGAAGCCTATGCACGCTCGCAACTGCCTGAGCTGCAGAAGAGGTACCCAATGCTGTACGACGAGGAGGTCATTGAGGCTTTCAAGATCGACCCAGAAGCTGATCTTGAGGCCCTAGCCAAGGCGTCCCACGAGCACTGGAACCGGTTCTACTCCGAGCGTGCCAAGGCAGATATTGCCAAGAGGCAGGAAAACGCCAGGGCACGTGTGGCGGCACCGACCGCTAGGGGTGGAACCCCGGCCACACCTCGGAGCACACCACAAAGCTTCGAGGAGGCTCGCAGGCTTGCCATAGAGAGACTTGCTCAGGCCGGTCTCTTCAGTAAGGGCTAATCGCAAATCTGGGTGTCTCAGCGGCCTAGCTACTAAACCCCGCTTATGGAGGTGACTGTAAGCTATGGCGTATGAGACTATGAGTACCCTGGACGGGATTCTGAAGGACTACTACATTGGTCCCGTCCGCCGGGCATTCAACGCGGAGATTCCTCTTTACAACCGCATAAAAAGGGACCGCGAAAACGTCCGTGGCCGCCAGGCCATTTTCCCAGTGCACACGGCGTGGGCTGAGGGTGTAGGGGCCGTCAGCGAGACCGGGGATGTGCCCAGCGGCACCAACGAGACTGTGCTGCAGGCCATCGTGCCCATCCAGACCCTCGCTGGTGCCGTGGAGATCAGCTCCAAGGTCATTGAGGCCACCCAGTCCGACGTGGGTGCCTTCACCCAGGCCCTTGAGTTCAAGCTCCGCCAGGTTACCGACAACCTGAAGAAGGAGCTTGAGGCGATGCTACAGGGTGACGGGACCGGCGCACTTGCCAAGATCACAGCAGTGAACGCCAGTACCAACACCCTTACCGTGGACAACCCCGGTACCCTGCGTGCTGGGATGACCCTCAAGGCCGCCTCTGCCAGGACCGGAGGTACCACT